TCACAAAATTCTTCAATGGAATCATCTCCCATTGCAATAATTTTGGGGACACCGAGGCCGTACGCAGTTAAGACACGTATACGTGAGTTAGTAGACGAAGTGTTGTAGGATCCAGACAACTGTATGCCAGGAGCGAGTTGGGAGTATAACTTCCCATCCGACGTACAGAAGAGGGTTTTAGATAGACAAGCAATTCGATTTCTAAATAGATTGGCTCTAACACTATCTGGACTTATTCCATAAGCCCAGATGCGGAACTCCACATCCATCTGGAGCTGCCATTCCTGAACAGACCAATCCCAGGCTGACACATCAGCTTCAACTGGTCGCTCGAAGGCATTGACATTATCGAAAATGATTTGTAGACCTTCATCATGAAGACCCATACCAGGCTTAGAAGGAATCGTCTCAAAATTGAGGATCTCATTAAAATTCTGGTCGGCAAAGCAAAGACGCTCAATGACTTGGTCGACTAGGGACACACTAGATATCAACCTAAGTCTACCTTCACGAACTTTCCTAGCTTTGTGTGGTTCATCCTTGATGAAAACTCGCACAGGGTCTACAAAACCACGCTTGACTAAATCGGTTGGCGTTTCACTACCTGTTAATAAGCTAGTTGCTAAGAGCCAGGTACGCTCTAAAATGCAACTAACAACAAAGTCAAAATGACTTTCTAGAACAAGCGCATTGCTTGTTCCGAAAATGCCAAGAGGACATCCGGGTGAGGAATCTCCTTTGACTTCGTTCCGAAGGATAGAGACCAATATAGGACGCAACGTTGCAAAACAAAATTCTCGTGAGGAGAATGTGTTCGCAGGTATGCGTGAAAGAGACGACTGTGGGTAATTCGATTGTAAGCCTTTAATTGCTTTTTCGTAAAACTCACGGCCAGGACTTGGAACGGGTCTAAAGCGATCGGAGTGGACCCTGAGGGAAGTAAGCTCACATTGAGCCCCTCCTTCGGGTCGAATCCACTCTGACGCTCCACCCCATCCATAGGAAGTTGCTTCTGCCAAGTAACACGATTTCTTCTTCTTCGGCGTTTGCCTCGTGAAGGAGCATCGTCCTGCTTCTTGGAGATTTCTTCCAACTCTTTCTCCTGTTTGTTCTCCGAGCCATTGGTATTCTCCTGCTGCGCACAACTGCGAAAGAGCGACTTCTCTCCCGCTGTCGAGTTTAAAGCCTCCGCATTGATTGCAGTAGGAATAGGCATTGGAACATCTGTTAGCACTTCACCACTTTCCCTCATCACAACTTTTCCAGCCTGTCTTTTAAGGACTTCGAGTTGCGAATGAATTTGGGAATCAACATAATCCATCTCGTCGGCCCAAGAGGATATCTCAGGAACCTCAATTGATTCGACGGAAAAGATTCTGCCAGAATTATGGTATATGTCAGCTTTTCCTTGTCTCACGGCATAGAAATCCCTGTCATATTCGTTCAAGTCCTTGGTTAAACGCCAATGACGACCAAACTCAACATCAGATTCTCTACCTATAAGATTCCAAAACAACTGAACAGCCAGATTGTTTTGGGATGCTACTTCACAGCCACAATGTAAGCCTACTACCTGGGACTTAGCATTGAGCAGTGGAGAGCCACTAAAAGAGCTGCGCGTACTCGCAGTATGTTTCAAGTGAAACAAATTCGTGTGGGGAGAAATAGTGCCCATGGAATTGACAAAACTACCTGATGTGTCAAATCCATAGATTATCACACCACCATGTGTGACTGGAGGGCCCACGGAAAGCTCTTTAACACCTAAAATAGTCCAAACCTTGCTTGGCATTTTATACAAGCAAGTGT